ACTGTATCTTGTCCACAAACTGATTTAGGTCAGCCTACTTATGAAGAATCAGATGGTATAACAATGCTTAATTTACCTTTCATGGCAACACCTACAGCATCAGCAAATAATGAATTTAGCTTAGTATATACCTAAAGTTGCATAGATTATAAATAGGGTCTACCCTAGTATGTATATACCTATTTTGTTATGCCTTTTGTTATTGACCAGAAACCTACATATAAATGGAAAGTAGTAGTAAAAATAAATAAAGATGGTGAAGTATCACAAGAAATATTTACAGCACTTTTTAAAAATATTTCACAATCTAGATTTAAAGAAATGATTAAAATGGTCGAAGATAAACAGATAGATGATGTTGATGTAGCAAAAGAAGTATTACTAGGATGGGAAGATTTAGTAGATTCAGAAGGTCAAGAAGTACCATTTAATAAAAGTACACTTAATCAATTACTAGAAGTAAGAGGTTTCGCTACTGCTGTAGGTTTCGCATTTATGGAATCTAACGAAGAAATATTTGTAAAAAACTAATTAAGGCAGGTGAATATTGGGCTGTTGGTTCAACTGTCATAGATAAAACAGCAGAAGATAATGCAGTATTAGGAATAACAACAGAAAAAAAAGAAGTAGATGATAATTTTTATGTATATTCACAAAACTGGGAAACTGTACAAATGTTTTTAAGGTGTCAGACACAATGGAGGGTAGGAATTGGTGGAATTATTGGTTTAGACTATACATCTGTGATAGAAATGATTAAACTGTATTTAGTAGAAGATACTGTTGCTATGCTCGAAAATCTACAAATTATGGAAGCTGCAGCATTACAAGTAATAAATAAGGAAAAATAATATGGCAAAGTTTGATTTAGTAGTAGCAGCAAAAACTGTAGGTGCAGGTTCTATAAAACGTCTTGGTAACTCTATGCAAGGGGTTGCAGGTCGTGTTAAAAATCTAAGGCTTGCTATGGGCGGTCTAAATAAAACTTTTGCAACTTTTGGTATTTTAATTTCTGGTGGTGCATTTGTAGGACTTGTTAAAGGTGCAATAGATAGTGCAGATAGTTTTGGTAAGATGGCTGACCAGACAGGTATAGCAGCTAATACATTACAGGCTTACGTTAATGCTGGTAAATTAGCTGGTGTTAGTCAGGAAACTATTGATAAAGGATTAAGAAGATTAGCACAATCTATGAGAGAAGCAGATCAAGGTGTTGCTACATATTCAGATAGTTTTGACGCATTAGGAATATCTGTTAGAACAACAGATGGCACATTTAAGACAAGTGAACAGGTATTGGGAGAAGTAGCAGATAAATTTGCAACAATGGAAAATGGTGCAACAAAAGCTGCACTTGCTATGGAAATATTTGGTAGATCAGGTGCAAGTTTAATAAATCTTCTTAATGGTGGTGCAGCATCTTTAACAGAATTTAATTATGCAGTATCAGATGAATTTGCACAAAACGCAGAATTTTTTAATGATCAGATTGCAGTATTAGCTATTAGATTTGATGGATTTAGAAAGCAACTCACAGATGCACTTTTACCTGCATTAAATACTATTGTTGGTGTATTTAGTGAATTGTTTAGTGCAGAAAATGATTTTAGTGGATTTTTTAAGGCTATAGAAATAGGGATTAGAGGTATATCTATTGGAATATTTGCAACTGTTAAATTAGTAGATGAAGTAATAAGGGTTATTAGTGCAGCAGCACAAAAAGTACAAAGTTTTTTTGACAATATAAAAATTCCACCATTTGTACAAAAACTTTTAGGTGGTGCAGGTAATATTGCAAAAGATTTAGGTAATAGATTTAAGACACAACAAAAAAGTAATCTAACATCTTTATTAGGTGAGGATTTTACAAAAGGTTTTTCTGAAAGGTTTACTGAAAGTTTTAATAAAATACAACAATTATTTAGTGGTGAGACAAATGCACCTGCTAGTTACTTTCAAAATATAGAAAAAAGTGCTGAAAAAGCAGGTGAGTCTATAGATAAAACATTTGGTCAACAAATGCGAGAAAAACTAAAAACATTTAGAGACAGCATAAAAACAGTACAGGAATCTATGGCAGATGTTGTTGTTAGTGGTATTAAAGGTATGGAAGATGCTCTTGTTAAGTTTGTAGAGACAGGAAAACTTAATTTTAGTGATTTAGCAAGGTCAATAATTGCTGACATGGCACGTATAGCAATACAACAATCAATAACAAAACCTTTAACAAACTTTTTTAGTGGTTTATTTAGTAAAAGTGCTAATGGTAATGCATTTGTAGATGGTCAAATACAGAAATATGCTTATGGCGGCATTGTAAATAGACCGACTATGTTCCCTATGAAAAATGGTATGGGTCTTATGGGTGAGGCAGGTGCTGAGGCAATATTACCTCTAAGAAGGGGTGCAAACGGTAAATTAGGTGTTGAATCATCAGGTGGTGGCAGTACAATTATAAATGTATCTGTAGATGCTTCTGGTACTGCTGTAGATGGTAATACAGGACAGGCAAATGAATTTGGTAACGTATTAGCAGCAGCAATACAAGCTGAATTGATTAACCAAAAACGTGCAGGTGGTTTATTATCTAACGCATAATTATGGCAACATTTCCTTCTATTGAACCTAGTTATGGATTACAAAAACAAAGTAGTCCTACTATAAAATCAGTAAAATTTGCAGATGGATTTGAGCAAAGACAATTAGTAGGTATTGCAGCACATCAAAATAAGAAAATGTATAACCTTGTTTGGAATAATCTAACAGAAACAGAAAGTGATACTATTGAATATTTTTTAGATGAACGTGCATTAGATCAAGCTTCATTTACATATACACCACCTAGTCAAACACTTACAAAATCTGGTACATACGCACAAAGCGGTTCTACAACCATAACAATAACTATTACTAACCATCAGTTATTTGCAAACGATTCTATAACAATAGATTTTACAAGTGGTTCTGCATCTGATGGTACATATTCTGTTGTTGCTCTTACAAGTGCAAATATATTTACAGTAACAGCTAGTGGAAGTGCTACAACTTCTGGAAACTGTACAGTAACTAGATCAGGTGCAAAACAGTTTGTATGTAAAAAGTGGACAAAAAATATAAGAGTACCTAACAGGGCAACAATTACAGCTACATTCGAGGAGGTATTTGAACCATAAATGGCTATACCTACTGAAGAGCTACAAAAAGCTAACCCTAGTGCAAAAATAGAACTGTTTGAAATACATTTGGTATCTGCTTTACATGGCAGTAGTGATGTATCAAGGTTTCATAATGGAATAAATATGAACACTACTTTTAATGTTGTATTTCAAGGTAATAGCTATACAAGAATACCAATAGAAGCTAATGGTTTTGAGTATGCTGCAACTAGAACTACCAGACCTAGACCAACAGTAAGAATAAGTAATATCCTGTCAACAGTTACAGCATTAATGACACAAGCAAACCTAACAACACCTAAGAATGATTTAAATGGTGCTAAATTTATTAGAAAAGTTACTATGTTGCGTTATTTAGATAATGCTAATTTTGAATCTGGTACAAATCCATTTGGTACACCTGCTAATAATACATATGAAAATCAGACATTTTTTATTGATAGAAAAACTGTAGAATCTAAAGATTTTGTAGAATTTGAATGTAGTAGTGCGTTAGATTTACAAAATAGATCTGCACCTAAACGTATTATTACTAGAAAAGATTTTCCATCTGTAGGTACGTTTGCATGAATACTTGGCAAGAACAGGCATTACATCATGCAAAAACATCATTACCTGATGAAAGTTGTGGTTTAGTTATAGATGTAAATAATAAACATCAATACTATCCATGTAAAAACATAGCAATAGAAGGTGCAAATAGTTTTACTATAGATCCAGAAGATTGGGCTAAGGCAGAAGAAACTGGAACTGTTTTATATATATGTCATTCACACCCTAATGGTGATTTAACTGCATCAGAAGAGGATATAAAAAATTGTAATTTTCTAGGTTTATCATGGTTTATTTTTAATCCTTTAGATGATGAATGTATAGAACTAAAACCAGAAGTACATAAACCTATGCTTACAAAAGATAAATTTATAGATAGAGATAGAACAGAAGATGAAAAAGGGCTAAGAAAAATAAAAGTATATGGAAGGTTAGCAGAATTAGTAGGTTGGCACGTTACTTATGCAGATGTTAAAAATATGAAAGATGTTTATAAATATTTAGTTTGTAATTATCCAGAAATAGAACCGCATCTAAAAGAAAATATGTACAGAATTACTATAAATAATGATGTTATAAAAACAAAAGATGATTTATTAGTAAATAGTGAAGGTGAGATAAGAATGATACCTATTGTATCTGGTGCATGGTTTTGGATTGCTGCTGCATTTATAGGTGGCGGTGCTGCTGCTGCTGCATCTTCTATAGCTATTGTTGCAACATTAGGTAGTGTTTTATTAACAACTGGTATATCAATGGCTGTATCTGGTGTAACTAATATGTTATTTCCACAACAGCAACCTACAGTAGGTGATGTACCATCAGGACTAAGTGAAACAGATGCAAGAGTTAATTATTCATTTAGTGGCATACAAAACGTATCACGTAGTGGTGTTTGCATACCTTTGATATATGGAGAAGTGTTTACTGGATCTATCGTTGTGTCATCTGGTACTGACACTGCCCCTGTATACAAGGATTAATTATGACTATTCCAAGTAATATTACTGATGCAAATAGTCTTAGGTTTAAAAAGAATGATGTTGAAGGTCAGCTTAATATAAGATATTACGATAGTGAGATGAAAGAAGGCGAGATTGGTTCTCGTCAGTTTGTTACTTTAGTAGATGTTATTGCAGAAGGAGAGATTGCAGGTTTTCCATCTGCTATAGCTGCTGGTCATACACAAGGAACAAACAATTACAACACTACTAGTTTAAAAGATGTATTTTTAAACAATACACAAGTACTTAAACAATCAGCACCTAATACAGAACCTGATGACTCTGATTTTAACTTTGGTACTGCTGAATCAAATAGGCCAAGATTCATTCCACGTTTTGGTACATCTTCACAAACAAAAATACCAGGTTTAAAAGAAACAGAAAGAGATAGACTTGTGGGTGTTACTGTTACTGTTGCAAGTCCACAAACAATAACAATTACAGATACATCTACTGAAGGTATAAGAGTTACTATAGGTTTTCCTAGATTACAAAAAATTGAGGATGATGGAAATATATCAGGTACAACTGTTAAATATGAAATTGATGTAAAAGATCAAGCTGGCACTTTACTTAAAAAAATTCTTACGACTAAACCAGCACAAGGATTTGATCGCACAATATACACTAGTGGTGGTCGTGTAACTGGCAAAAGTACATCACCTTATTTTAAAGATCATATTATATTTTTACCTGATGACATAGAAAGTTCTGATTTTCCTTTAACACTTACAGTAACTAGAATTACAGCAGATAGTACAGATGTAAAATTAACTAACGCTTTTGAACTTACCTCAATAACAGAGTTAGTTTTTGATCCAAGTGCATTTGAAAATACTGCTGTAAGTGCATTAAGATTTGACTCGGAAATTTTTAGATCTATACCAAAACGTACTTATAGAGTTCGTGGAAGATTAGTAAAAATACCACATAACGCAACTGTTAGATCTGATGGTAGTTTGTCGTTTAGTGGCTCTTTTAATGGAACATTGAAAACAACAAAAGAATATTGCAATGATCCAGCTTGGGTTCTATATGACATCATTACAGAAACGAGGGCAGGTTTTGGTGATTTTGTTTCTGAAGATCAAGTAGACAAATATGCTTTTTATAATGCTTCTGTCTATAATTCAACACTAATAAACAATGGTCAAGGAGGTACTTCCCCTAGATTTAGCTGCAATATAGTTTTACAACAGTTAACACAGGCATATACTTTACTAGACAAAATAGCATCAATTATGAGAGCAAGTTTATTTATAGAAGATGGTAAAATTACACTTACTCAAGATAGACCAACTACAAGTTCTTATTTTTTTTCCTATGCCAATGTTACAGAAGATGGTTTTATTTATAATAATGCAAGTCAATCAACAAGAGATACAGTTATAAATGTTAAATATTTTCAAAATGAAACTAGAACATATGAATATGAAACAGTAGAAGATACTACTGCTAATCAATCTAAATTTGGTGTTGTTGTTAAAAATATAGAAGCAATAGGTTGTAGCGATCAAGCACAAGCTAGAAGAATGGGTTTATGGCATCTTTACACACAAAACAATGAAACAGAAACAGTTGCATTTACTACAACAGCAGATGCAGGTTCATTAATAAGACCAGGTGATATTATTACTATACAAGATCCTGTACGTAGCGGTCTTAGAAGATCAGGAAGAATATCAGCAGCAACAACAACACAGATAACAGTAGATAATATTCTAGATTTACCTACAACACCATCTACAGGTGATGAATTATCAGTAATTCTTACAGATGGCACACTTGAGACTAAAACAATATCTACAATATCTGGTTCTGTTATAACTATATCTAGTGCATATAGTTCTGCACCACAATCTAACAGCGTATGGTTGTTTGTTAGAGCTACAACTGAAACAGAAGATTTTAGAGTGTTATCAGTTAAAGAGGATAATAATACATTTACTATATCTGCAATGTTTCATAACCCTGATAAATATGCATTTGTAGAAGATGGTGCAGCGATAACAATACCAACAATAACAAATCTTATAGATCTTAAACCTGCACCAAGTAACATTGCAGGTGATGAAAGGATTATTGTTTTAGGTGATAGAGCAGTAAGTAAGTTAATTGTTTCATGGCAACCAGTAGCAGGTGTTTCCCAATATTCTGTAAAACATAAGTTTAATAATGGTAGTTTTCAAACAACAATTGTACAAAGTCCTATTTTTGAAATATTCGATACTGAACTTGGTACATATGAATTTGAAGTATATAGTTATAATGCATTGTTTGAACCAAGCGTACAACCTACAACATTAACTTTTGATGCAGTTGGTAAGACTGCTGTACCAGGTGATGTGCAAAATGTAAAAATTGAACCTTTATCAAATCAATTTGTAAGATTACGTTTTGATAAATCTACTG